ATAAGGCGCAGCCCAAATGAACACAATGCTGACATTGGTTTTTCCAGCATTAACAGCCGATTGAGGCGCCGTGTAGGTTTTTGTGGCCGCTAATCCGCTCGAACTCCAAGTGTAAAGATTATCCCAACCGCTATAAACCGTGATGCCTTGAGTGCCAGGCAAAGATCCTGTGGAACTGCCGCCGCCGCCGCCAAAGGCAGTGCCAGAACCCGGCGTCAGAGGATATGAACTAGGTACGCCATCCCAACCGTGTTCGCCACCGTTTCCACCTTCAGGACCGGCACCATTACCGCCATTCGTGCCGCTACCGTCACCGCCAGACAAGTTGACGTTACCTCCGGATGCGGAGCCGCCAGCGCCGTAGGTGGTCGCCTGACCGCCGCCACCGCCATTGGCAATGATGCTGACGGCATTGCCGGTCACTGTGGTATTCGCACCATTGGATCCACTCGTGGAACCACCGGCTCCGATCGTGTAGGTAAAGACTTCTCCGGCCACGACCGGAACAGTCACCTTGGAGTAACCACCGCCACCGGCATTGTTGTTGGCCTGTGCGCCCGGTGTTTCAATACCCGCTCCACCGCCGCCATAGGCTTCGATGGTCACGGTGTTGACGTTGGCAGGAACCGTGATCGACACATTCGCTGCCGGTGTCGTGTAGGTCTGTTGATTCAAAAACGGAATCACATCAAGGTAATTGTTGGTCCAGTAATTACCGTTATTGACGACCGAATAGGTAGGACTTGATCCGTATTCTGAATCTACGGTGACTTCCAACGGCACTCCAATCGGAACGCCAATCGTTTCGATGCCGAACTTGAGTGCCTGTTTGGTGCGTATCGGATCTCCCATTGGCATGAGAGCGGTTTGGATATAGGACGACGCATTGGCAGAGTTGTTGGTATAAAACTGCCAGATATTCGTTCCATCGGTTCCGAACAACGAGATAATTCCCGAAATAGGCACGGAAACGATCTGATTGATGTTGTCACCTTGCGAGGTGAAGAACCACTTTTTGTCAAAGAACACGGCTTGGATATACCGCGCATTGGACTCCAATCCATATCCACCGTTGTAGTAGAAGTTAAATGCGGCACACAGGATGTTATTTAGCAACACCTGACCGCCATAAACGGGTTTTGTGAAATCAATGGACGGAAATACGCCATCCAGTGCCTCACTCACCTTAGTTGTCGTGGAACCTACTAGGGCGTAAATGCCGTAGTCGTTCATGAACATCACGGTTCTAAAGTACGGGAATATCGCGTATGGGCGCCTGGATCCAACCGATGCGCTCACATTGGTATTCGTGAACAAGGTCGTGCCGGTTGAGGTCACTCGAACGTCCGAAAAGACGTTGATCGAGTCGTCTCCAAAGATATACAGGAAACTGTTGGCCGGTATGATCTGTGTGATGTAACCGTGCAAAGTGGAGTCTTGCAGGACGATGTTACCGGCAGAAACGGATGCAAAGTCGAATGGCGCCTCTGCGGCGCTGTAATACACCGTTCTGCCTTGAGCGATCCACACACGGCCCGAAAATGACGCAATTCCGCTATTCGTATTGATAGTGGCAATGCCATTGGCCGTTGCTGCGACGCAATTCGCACTGCCATCCGTCGAGATGGTCACGGTTGCGTTGCTGGTATAGCCCGTTCCCGGGTTAGTCATGATGACTTCGGTGACTTGACCACCGGAAATGATCGCTGTACCCGCTGCGTTCGTTCCACCGCCGCCGGATATTGTTACCGTCACATTGGCGGCGTTTTGGTAGCCACTACCGCCGTTTGTGACCTGTACGGCCATCGTGCCTTGAGCAAAAGTGATGAGTTCCGCAATCGCAGCCGCATTAGTGCCGTTTCCACCGCTAAAGGTGATGGTCGGCGGCGAGGTATAGCCTGAACCTGCGTTTGTCAGGAATATCGCGTTGACGGAACCAGTATCAATCGTTGCATTGGCCGTTGCACTCGATCCACCGCCGCCGGAGATGGTTACGGTCGGATTTGAGGTGTAACCGGAGCCTGGATTGATGACCGAGATGGCTACGACGTTGTTTGAGGAGATAGAAGCCGCTGCGGTAGCCCTAATTCCGGGTGCCGGAGGCGCTGAAAGTGTTACCGTCGGTACGGATGTATATCCGGTTCCTTTATTGGTCACTTCAACGGTCAAAACCTGTCCAGCGGTGTTTGTGATCGTACAAGTAGCCGTTGCCTGTACGCCTCCGCTCTGATTTGGAGCCGAAATTGTGATTGTCGGCGCAGTGGTGTAGTTATTCCCGCCATTAGTGATGCCAATGAGGCCAACGGAGCCTACGGACACCAATCCTTGATCGAAATTCCAAGTGAAATAACCGTTGACCGGATCTGAAATTAGCGCGTATTCGTTATTCCATTGACTGACGTTAAATACGCCGGGCTGAGTGTTTGATTGAGTAGTGATGAAATTGCCCGTAATTTCAGTCGGTCCGATATTGACGGGGTTTGATGAATTGATGTAATAGGTTCCAGCTCCACCGGCTCCGGTTCCAAATCCAATAATTGTCGTTCCTTGAGGAACTCCGGTTCCAGTCAACACTTGACCGAGTGTGAACTGTCCTGTGATTGTTCCACCGGCTTCAAAAACACACGTTGGCTGCGCGGGTAACGGCCTACGCACAAAATAGAGATACGATTCACTTGCCGTAGCAATCGGCGTCAACGAAACCGTTGAAAACGTACCGGGAGGGGCAATTTCATACGCCGTATTGTTCAACTGCAAAGCAACAATAGCCGCGCTACCGTCTACCAAAATCGCAATCAAAAAATCAATGTTTGTTCCAATAAGACTAAAATACAAATTGACCGTAAACAATGCGACGCATGTTTCTGGATTGAATGTTGCGGCTAGTTGAGTAGGACCCGGAATGGTACGCAGATTGGAGTGACCAATCGGCATGGCATTTTCAAGCCATGAAAACTCGTCTTCACCGATAGCAGAACGATTCGCGCGAGTATTGACGCCCTTGAAGTTCTTGCTGACTGAGTAGCTTTTCTTTTGTTCCGGTGACGCCATAAATCACCACGGCGTCGCATACGGATCGGGAATACGCCTTGTGAATGTCGTGTTGAGAACCGACTGAGCTTGTTTGATGTATTCCTGTTTGAAGATTTCCGACTCTCCATAGGACTGCTCGTAATACTTGGCCATGTAGGCCGCGTAAAACTGAACTAGGTTTGAGTACGGAACAATGATCGTATCGGTATCACCCGGATCAATCATTTCAGTCGGCAACAACGTCGTGTCTACCTCGATCAAGTATTGCTGATCCGGTACAGGCGAAATCACAATCTGTGATTGACCGTAGATCGTAAATGCAATCGGTCGTCCGATGTAGTTCTGCCAGTAACGAAGCTGCGCGTTGAACTGTGTCCAGGGCAAATACCGCAACGGGTAACGGGAGTTGCCCCAGAAAAGATTGACGTTAAGAACGTCCAAGGTATTGAGGCCGTTTGGCAGGGACGCATAGGGAATAATCTCAGCGCGTCCAACGTACTGAATTTGAGCGGTGCCATTTGCAAATGGCGTTGATGGCGGCAATGCGCCGCTACCGGAAGGGTACTGAGGCGCTTCGTTACCGAATGTTCCAGCAGTCGTCACAACATAGATAAAGATGTTGCTAAAAAAATACTGACCTGCTGTGACTGCAAGATTGGCAGTCCACGGTTGTGGTTGACCGCCATTGGCGACAGGACAGGTCGGGGTATAGGATGACTGAAGGGTTCTGAGACAGCCCGTGTCACGGGCAACACGATCACGCGCTTGGTTGATGTAACCCGTTAATTGCGTGTTGGTGTAAAAGTTCGCATTAGCATCATGCAACAAGTATCTGACTTGCGTGATGTAGCCTGAAAGTGTTTGGGCCATCTGAAGTCCATACTAAAAACCGTGCAGACAATTATTGACAACTATCTGCACGGCATGGTGCTTAGAAGTTGACCACATCGCCCCATACGAGAATGTCTACCGTGTTGCTGTTTCCAGACGCGGTGTTCACATTAACGTACATACAGGAACTCACGTTGCCAGACACAAACGTCGCCGTCGTCGTCATGTCCTGGAACGTCCCAACACCACTGATGCTGCTGACCGCCGAGTTCGCCACCACGAGGTTTGCACCCGCGTTGGTAAACCCGACCGAAAGATAAGCCGACGACACCGCTCCCGATGGGTTCTGGATCGTCACACGGCGAACGATGACGCCGCCGCTGTTAGCGACTGCGCCACCATTGGTCAAACCACCATTCAAAATGGGAATGGTGATGACCGCGTTACCCGAGGTATTAAGCTGGGTAGCGCGGACACGGCCAAGCAGATAGTTACTAAAACTATCCTGTGTATTTTGACCTACCGAATCTGGATTAGCCATGATGGCTCCTTACTTGTTGTTGAAGGTTCCAGAGACGTTCTGTCCACCGTTCGGGCCGTACAGCGTGATGACCACGTTTGAGGCGCAGTTCGCCTGTACGTTGGTGCCGTCCGAAATGAACAGGCTGGCCGCGTTGCCCGACGAAATAGTGACCCAAGTCGGCGAGGCAATGTTGGTCGAGGTGTTGAACTGGATCACCACCGTACCGCTCGACAGGTTGGCCTGAGGAATCAGTTGCCAAATGCCAGCGGGAACGGTCGTACCCGTCGTGACCACATTGAGGGTAGTCGCTTCGTAATAAGCCGCCGCCGTGTTTGTCGAGGCATTGGCTAAGATAATCTTGTTTGCAGAAAGTGACATGGCGTTCGCTCCTTACAGCGAAATAGAGTTAAAGCCGGTCACTTGGGTACAGGACTTCGGCTTGGTCAGTACCAATTCCGCAATCATAAGCACCGCACCGACGTAACCGATCTGCCAGTTGGGCAGCGTGGATTCAAAGCCCGTGAACACGAACGAACCCTGCTCATGGATGTAGAGCGACAGGTAGTTGGTATTCAAAAGGTACAAAGTACCTTCCGGGCAATACGGATCAGGATAGATCGGGACGCCAGCGACCATCAGGGCGCGGAACGCAGCCTGAGGACCGTTGGAGTCGCCGTCAAAGCCCGAACCCGGAGTAATGACGTATTGTTCCTGACCGACGAAATCCTGCGCGAGCAGGGTCCAGGTGCCGAAACCGCAGACGCCGAACGTCGGCACTTCCGCGCTGTACTTCACCGTACCGGAAATGTACTGAAGGATGTTCTGACGGGTCGGGTTTACATTACCCGCCGCGTACACCTTCGACTGCCACCAGGTATTTGAGCTACGGGCAATGTTTCCGTAGGCACCCGCCGATGGGTCGGTATTCGACACGGCACCCGGCAATCCGATGAACTGCTGCGTGTTGGTCGTGTTGTTGTAAAGCGCGGTCGCCATCGCGTCCATCATGACGTTCGTGGCGTCGTTCATACGCGCTTCGATCAACGGGATGATCGCGGCGTCCTGCTGGACTGCGCCTTCCATTCCGAGGAACGGAACGGGGCTAATCATCAGCTTCAGGTCAAATTCCGCGTTGTACGCGCCCTGCTGCACGGCTGGCTGGTTGAACGAACCCGAGTAGTCCGACCACTGCGCGTTGACAAACTGCGAACCCTGAACCGGCACGGTGACAGAACTGACACCGCCCGACGCCATCTGGCTGTTCGCAATGAGCGCAGCCATCAGCGGGGTTGAGTTATAAAGCTGGACGACCAGCTTGGGAATAAACGCTCTACGGGTAACGTAGGTAAGTTCCGTGTATTGCGAACTACCTGTTGCCGGGATAATACCGCCGCCGATTGGCATGACTTGTCTCCGAAATTACTGTTGAAAGCCTATTGGCCGATTGCCTTTTCTCAAATCGGCCAACGCCTTGGCCGCTTCATCCCGAGCGCCAGCAACAGGGTTCTTCCAATACTTGTTAAGGTCGAACTTGCTGATGGCACTTGGGTTGTAACCTGATGGCGTAGGTTCGGCAGACTGCTTCATCCACGCCCAATACTCTGCTGCGGATTCGTGATTGGTGATGCCCTTGTCGAGCATGACCTTCTCGATTTCCTCAATGTTGTCTTCACTCGCAAGCCCTTTGCGAACCACCGAGTTGCGACGCTTCTGGAGTTCTTCCATCGCATCACGCTCACGCAGTTTGGCTTCAAGCTGTTCTACCCGCTTGTTCGCAGAAGATACCGCCGTATTCGTGTACTCCTCGATTTCCAATTCAGGAATCGGGAGATCGGGCTTCGCCTTCTTCGTCAGCCGCAGAAACTCCTTACGAGTCTCAGGGTTTTCCGCAAGAGTGCGGGCAAGTTGAGCAAGCTCATCACGGGCTTCAAGCGATAGATCTTCGAGGCTCATTAGGAATCACCTTTTGGTTTTGCGAGTAGTTCGGGAGTGCGTATGAGACGACGTAACGACTTGACGCATCAACGGTTCACCGGAACGCGCTCGCCCCGGTGTACCCTTGAATTTAGTTTTGCCGTTATGCTTCATCAGATGACCTTGCGGCCACCGCCGCGATCATTGACGTTCATCTTGTTCTTGGTGCCAATCTTGGCGCCAGAGGACAGACCACCGAACGGCTCATAACGAGGCGTGTTCATGATCTGACCGTTCATCTGATTGTTGTCAGTCGGGCGACGGGGCTGCGAGGCACCACGGGGTTTGAAAAGATCCATGTCAGTTCCTTACATCGGTCCAGGAGGAGGTGGAGGGGTCATGCCGGGAGCGCCCCCGGCGGCGCCGCCCATTGGCGGCATATTGGGAATCGACGGTGCCTGGGACATTGCGCGTCCCTCTGGAGTTGCGCCACCCGCTTGCGGGAGGTTCTGCAACATCTGGAGAATCTCTGAAGACTGTAATTCTTTGGTCTTCTGCTTCTTGGGTCCAAGGATGCCGGTCAAGGTTCTGAGAGCCGCCATCGCCTTTTGCCCTTCTTCGGTTTCAGAACCGAGACTGGGCAGCGATTGCTCGATCAGATCCATCGCCATCGACAGATTGACCATCGCGCCTTCCTTGTTCCCCATTTTGGGTTCGGGGGTGGCCATCGGTGCGGCCAAGGGCGCGGAAGAAGGATCGGACATGCCAACTTGGGCATCACTGGGAGACGGTCCAGCATCAGGCGTAGGTCCCTGCTTTCCAATCAAGCTCATGATCTTGTCGTTTGGAACGCTCACATCAATCCTTTACATAATCATCGACAGTTCAACGATACATTGAACTTTGTTCAAGTGGAAGGGGAGACGGCGAGGTAGTGGGGGGCCGTCCCCCGTTCCTGTTTGGGGTTTCCCCCAAAACTTACTTACGCTTGTGCTTGCGGGCGCGGGCCATGTCAATCTCCTTTCGACCTTGCCACTCGTTTGCGGGGGAGAGCGGCACACCCCTGAAAACGATTGCAATTACCGCTTGTGCTTACGGCTCTTGCCCTTGTATCCACGCATCATGCTGATCTCCTAGTACCGACTAAGGCCGCGAGACATTTTTCTCGTGGTCCTTGGGTTGTAGGTTTTAACCCCCGTCGTTCGATATTGCAAGTCTGCCGGAGCGGACAACCGATTCAACGATTTGGACGCCACCCGGGGCTGGTCGGCACTAGGCGACGGTGCATTACTTTTTGGCGTAGCCATTACTCCACCGCCTTGAGATCAGGCTTACCTTTGCTTCCTTTCGCTTTCGGCTCAGGCGCGCCCGTCATGGCAGCAGCCGCTTGCTTGGCTTCTTTTTTCTTAAGTTTCTCTTTGAGCAACTGCTTCATCGGTGGCTCAAGGAGATCCAACAAGGATTCGTTATCAATGGCGCCAGCCTTGAGGAGGTTGAAAGCAAGTTGTCGCAAATCTTCGGTGAAGATCGGTGAGTTTGAATGTGCATCGACCTTCACGACGTAATCTTTCGTGAACTGTTCGGCAATAAACGCTCTGCCGTCTTCGTCCTTGAAATGCGTGTTGTCGTAGGCTTGCATCAATTTGAGGTATAGCGTTGCGAGCTTTTCGAGGCTGTCCTCGACGATGAGTGCGCGTTTCTTGGCTCTTGAGCTTCCCAGTCTTGCGAGCTGAGACGCATGACCCGCCGATCTAACACCCTTTTCTCCTTGCCCCGCGAGGACAGAGGAGATGCCAGAGGCTTCGTTAAACATAGCGTCAACTTCATGAATAACCTCAAACAATTCAGGCGGCATTTGCGGTGCCATGCGCTCGACCTTAGCGTTTGGCATGTCGGTGGCGAGCAACCCACCGGCACGATTCAAGGCGAAATTCTTTTCATCCAGGATGCCGGTGAATCCCACCAATGACGTTGGCGGCTTCACTTGTTTTGACAACAGATCCAGAATCTCATTCATCCGGTTGTTGCGTAACTGCTGAAGGAACACAAGACGCGAACATTCGGATTGTCCCCAGTAGTAATCGTACTGAGGATTAGGACAAATTTGTACGAACGGCAATTCACCTTTCAGGAACACCGATTCGCCGGGACGGTCATAGATGAAAATATCAGGGTCAGCCATCGTGACGACCTGATAATCCCCGGTATCGTCATTCCAAACCCACATCTCGTACATCTTGACGGTATCTTCGGCAACCCTCGCCTTGTAGCGGTTCATGCCGTAAAGATCGAGATTGACGTTACCGTAGAGCGTGGGTTCCACCTGCGACATCACGATGCGATCCAAGCCTTCCGGAAGATCATCGGTGCGCGAGTGGAATTCACTGGATACCCGTTTGACAATAGCTTCCCGCTGCGGATGGCTATACAAACGATTGTAAAGTTCAGACTTTGTGATGTAGTAAGTCTGAACAATCGCTTCCTGACGATCCGTGTACGGCGTGTCTTCACGGAGGACACCCATGCAGCCGGGTTCCACGAGGAATGGATTGATACCGGATTGCATGACCAATTTCACAAACACGGAGTTGTAGACGAGACTCCATGTGAGCGCGGAACTAAAGACCTGATCGGCGTTTGAGTTCAGCCATTCATCGTTCAAGGCTTGCGTCAGGCGCGGCACCTTCACCTGTTCGGAATCGGGAACTCCGGCGCCAAGGTTGATGCTGAACCGTGTCGTCTCTGCGGAATAGAGAAACGATGTCAGTTGGTCAATGTGCGGATAAATCTTGTTGAACTGGGCGGGCGACTCATCGGGTCCGGCGCCAAAGAGGAACCAAGAGCGTAAGGATGAATAATCGCCTTTACGTTCAGGCAACGACACCATGCACTTCTCTACAAGGTCTTTGTAGAAAAATTCCCGATCTTCGTGTTTGTTCGGGATTCTCATTTGTTGATCTGCAAGTTATCGGGATCTTTAAAATAACTCGCGGCGCGAGGTCCGGTCAAATTGGGAACTGATTTCGGGTTTACGCCAACCTGTTCATCACGAACGGGTTTACTGAAACGACCCGCCAATACCGACTTCATGTTCATGCCATTGGCACCACCGCCCCAGATCGCGGCGTCTCCCGCACGAGGTTCTTTTGGAGGCGGCGGTTGATTGCGAGTGATGTAATTACCCTGATTTTCGCCAGTCTTGGTTGATTTGATGTCGCTCATGTTGAAGTCAATAGCCAACTGTTTGACGGTCTTGTCAGCAGACTTCGTGGACCCCGATACCATGCCTGGTGCTTGCAAGAACACGATGAATACTTCTTCATGGCAGTCAGGCGCCAAACACTTAGCTTCAGTGTTCTCAAAGTAACCATGCACATTGCACTTGTAATCGTGTAACACACCCATTTCATTTTCTCCTGAGCTGTTCATCAAGGGTACTGGCAGAATAATCTGCTCTATTTCGAATGCCGACTTTGATTTTGATTTGCCCGTCCACCACTTGAAGGCCAGTCGAGCGAGTGAGGCGGGGTTTAGGCGTCTTACGGTATTCAACGTATCGGGTTCCATCACGGTTCTCCATGACCGCTACACGGCCTTCTAAGACGGCTTTGTAGCCTTTGTCGATCTTCCGCTGCATCGCCTCTGTGAGCGGCACACACTTCGCTATGAACACATCCCGCATGTGGCTCATGTTGACGCCACAGAGATCGGCAAATAATTGGATGCTGATACCGCGATTCTCGTCCCTTAGGAACTTTCCGATGACCAGAAGAAGGTCCTTCTTGGGCATCACCTCGGTCATGGATGGATACCGATGTGCTTTAGGTAATTGGCGACATTCTTGCCGACAGCCACCTGTTCAGGCGTCTTATCCTGCTGACCCCGGCTGACATCCCGGGTGATCCGCTGTCCGATCAATCGGGGCTGCACCTGCTCGGAATAGGCAGCGACTCCTAAGGCGGCGGCAATCACCCGGTCATCCTTGTTGCGACCGGAGGCTTCGATGACACCCCCTTCCCGCACGATGGTCTTCATCTCCTCAAGGAGATCCATCGAGTAGACCGCGAGCATCCCGCGTTCAAAGGCGTCCTTCATGTAGGACAACATGCGCTCTTTGGATGAACTGGTGGTTAGCCAGCCAATCGAGTTTGAGGGTCCGCCAAGGGTGTCATTACGTCTCCAAATGTAATTGGTCATGGAGCCATAAACATCCATGAGAGAACGTCCTACGGCGCCTCCAATGGCGGCAGCCTGACGACGGAGGTTCTTCAGTTCATTGATGACCGCCTGACCCGGACCGTTGACCTCAAGGTTCAGTGTACTGTTCTTGTAAGCGCCAGCGAGGTGAGCAATGACCCAGGCGAACTGATAGGTATTCATCTCACTGGTTGCAAACTCAGCCACCTGTTCCATGCCATCGGCATAGCAGCGGAATATCTGGATACAGAATCGGTCTGCCCAATCGGAGGAGCCATAGGCCGGATCCGCGCCAATGACGTAGTAAGCGGTATCAATGGGTTCTTCCCACACCTTCAGGGTAGCCAACCTGTCGGTCGATTTTACAACCTCGGTGTCTTGGAAATTGACGCCCATGATGTAGCGGTAGTTATCGTGTTTGACTGACTTAGCCAGCTTCACGGCATCGGTACAACGGGCATTACTGAAGAAACTCGTTCCCGTCATGATGAAGGCATATTCCTCGGTAGGCGGGAACTCCTGATACATCAGGGCTTCATCCTTGATGCCCTCCAGCATCTTCCAGCGCCACCAGGCCATCTGACGCGAGTTGATCTCGACGCCATAGAGTTTCTTGATCTCTTTCGTCCATTCCTTCTCTTCAGCCGTCAACTTACCGTCCCAATAGGTCTTGTAGACGTTTGATGAAGGATCTGCGGAATAGAACTGATTGCGCCACCAGCCGCAGA